GCGGGCGCGGTGACGGCGCCGGGGATGGCCGCCTCCCGCCAGCCCGACACCGCCCCGCTGCGCGCCACGGCGCGCGCCCGGAAGCCGGTTGGCTCGGCGGTGGGGATCGAGGCCGCGGTCGCGCCCAGGGCGCCGCCGTAGCCCTGCCAGGTGGCCACGGAGGCGGGGCGAAACTCGAGCTCGTAGCCGGCCAGGTAGGCACTGCCGACAGCCGACCAGGAGACGCCGAGGGCGGCAAAGGCGCTGCCGGTCGGCGTGTCCACGCTGATGCTGGCCGGGGCGGCGATCACCCCCGGGTTCGGCAGCACCACGGAGGGGCTGTCGCCGGCGGCGCGCTCGTCCACCGCCGGGTTCCAGTCCCAGACGGCGGGGTCCTCCTCCGACAGGGTGAGGTCCACGCCGCCATCCGGCGACAGCCGCCAGCCGGTCACCCGTGCCGGGAAGGGCCCGACCCGGTCGAGGGCGACCGTCACCCCGTCCCAGGGCCGCAGCCGCAGGGCGGAGAGGTTGGCCGGGAAGGCGACCTCGCGCTGGCGGCGGATGCGTTCCAGTTCCGCCTTCATCAGCCGCTGCACGGTCGCGACCGAGGTGGTCAGCGGGAACTCGAGGTCGCGGTAGATCTGCTCGCCGCCATCCTCGGTGACATAGTTCGAGGCCAACAGCGGCGGCGCGTCGGTCGGCTGCCAGTTCTTCGCGGGATCGACGTAGACGGCCCGCACCCCGTTGAAGAGATCGCGCCGCGGCCGGCTGCCCTGGATGGTCACGTCCCCACGCAGGTCGTCCGAGGTGAGCGTCGCCACCGGCAGCGCCGGCCCGCCGGCGTGGATGAAGAACCGACCGCCCGAGACCACCAGCGCGCCGGCCATGGCCGCGACCAGCTTGCGGGTGATGGCGATCTTTCCCTCGCCCAGCGAGACGCGGCCGTTCACCGTGTAGCGCCGCTCGGTGACGCCGGCCCGGGTGCCGATCAGCTCGTCGCAGATGTTCGCCGCGGCGATGAGCGCGGGGATGTCGATATCGTCCCAGGAGGCCTTCCAGCCGAAGGGGGCGGTCAGGTACCAGGCCAGGCAGAGCGCCGGGTTGTCGGACCAGCCGGTCGCGCCGGTGCGCGGGTCGAGGATGGTGTCCGCACCCTCGACCAAAGCGGCAATGTTCGGCGGGCCGGACGGGAAGGCCTCGGCGGTGATCTTGAGGCGGACGGCGACGTAGGCGCGGCCGCGGCCGCGGTGCTCGGCGGTCCACTTGCCGCCGGTCTCGACGATCAGATTGGCGTTGGCCGCCTGGTCCGGGTCGCCGAGGTGGCGGTCGATGCGCACCAGGCCGGAGAACTTGCTGTCGGTCGCGAGGGTGTCGCCGAGCCAGACGTCGCCGATGGCGCGGACGCGGTGCGCGGCGAGCACGACGACGGCGTAGAACCAGCCATCGGCGCGGCCGGCGTTGTCGGTGGCCGAGTGGATGAAGACGATCGGCCCGCCGACCTTGCAGCGGCCGAAGACGATCTGATGCTCGGTGATCGGCTGGCGGAAGGACTGGGTGCGGCCGGCGCCGGGCGCGGTGGGATCGTCGCCGGGGCGCAGCGAGGTGGTCGGCGTCGGCGCCGTCGGCCGCTTGGCCGGAAAGACCGAGGCGCCGATCGTCGAGACCACGAAGGCGGCGCCGGCGCCGACGATCGCGCCGATGATGCCGCCGCCGACCGCGGCGGAGGCGACGCCGCCAGCAACGACGGCGATGAGGGGAACGGCGGCGGGCATGTCAGCCGATCCTCCAGGCGGTGGTGCAGAGGGTGATCGGCGCCCGCACGAGGCCGCGTGGGCCGACGAAGGCGACGCGGCCGGCGTCGAGCACCACGCCGAGCCGGTCGGGATCCGGGGCGAGGACGATGTCGCCCATGCGGGCCCGCAGCGGCGGCACGCGCGGGAAGCCGGCGCTGTCGGCAGAGGCGGCCAGATCGGGCTGCACCCGGAAGGCGGGCCGCTCCCCCGTCACCGCCTCGACGGCGGCCAGCGCGAAGCGCCCGCAGTTCCATCGATGGGCGTCGAAGGGGCGCGTCTCCACCGCCGACAGCAGCGCTGCCAGCCGCACCGCCCAGTCCGGCCGCCGCGTCACTGGGCGGGCAGCCGGATCTCGGCCTCCTGCAGGGCGGGGACGTATTCGAAGAAGCGGTCGCCCGGGTACTCGGCCTGCTGGTCGGCGTCGGTGTAGCGGCGCACCTCGGCGCGCTCGAGGTCCACGAGGCGGCTCTCGCAGGTCAGCGCGACCCGTGGCTCGGCGCCGTCCGTCACCTCCATCGTGTCCATCAGCCCCGCCCAGAGCGGGAACGGGGCGGCCACGAAGGCGCCCTCGGCGTCCAGCAGCGCGCCCCAGAGCCGAGCCGAGCGCAGCCGGAAGCTCCGCTCGGCCAGCGCGATGTCCACCACCTCCTGCGGCACCGGCGAGAGCGCGAGCGTCAGCCGTACGGCGCGGAGCTCCACCGTCTCCTCGACCTCGCCGACCGCGCCGATCGAGCCGACGCCCTCGAACACCTTCCCCGCCCAATTCAGCTGGCCGAGGCCGGTCCAGGCGCGGAAGGGACCCGACGCGAAATCGAGCTCGACCAGCACGACTGGCGCGGCGACCGGCGAGGTGGCGGAGGCCGCGGCATGCGGCGACAGCCGTGGCGTGCCGTGGGTGTCCGACATCAGAGTGCTTCCTCGAGGCGGACGGTGATCGCCGTGAAGCGGCCCGGCCGGGTCGGGTTGGCGGCCTCGTCGTCAGAGACGAGGCGCATGGCGACGGTGGGCTTGCTGAGCACCAGCGGCTGGTTAATCAGCAGTGCCTCGCGCAGTGGCGGCGCGATCGGGATGGTGGCGGTGCCGGCACCGGAAGCGGTGACCGTCTCGGTGGCGATGTAGAGCCGCCCCGCCAGGCCGATGAGGTCGCCGGCGCCGACCGCCACGCCGTTCGGCCACCAGCCCGCGGTCTGGATCGCGAGCGCGCCGCGTGGCGCGCCGGCGGCCAGCGCCGGGTTGCCGGAGCCCACCACGAGGCCGGTGCCGTCCGTGAAGATCGTCGCATCGTTGAATGAGAAGGGCCCGCTCGGCACGTCGCCCTGCACCCGCGGATCGCCGGTGCGGAACTCGCGCCGCCAGTCCCAGATCCGGACCGTGTTCACCGAGCCGGCGAGCGCCGCGAGCAGCCCTTCGAGGAGGCCGGCGCGCACGCGGTCGAGCGGGTCGAAGGTCGCCTGCGCGACCCAGCGCGCGCCCTCGCGACGGAGCACCTGCGTGGCGCGGGTGATCGGCGAGACGAACCGCGTGGTGTTGTGCTGCAGGTAGAAGGTCAGCCGCGAGGGTCGCAGCGCCTCGGGCCAGGCGTATTCGGTCACAGCACTGCCCTCTTGCCGACAAGGGATGGCCCGGACGGCTCGTGACGCTGTTGCTCGCGCGAATCGTCGCGCAGCAGGCAGACACGAGGATGAAGCCCATGGAGATGAACGGCGCGCCGGCACCGACGCGGAACTCGGTGCTGGCATATCGGATCAGCGAACTCGGGCCGCTGATCGGTGTTGGCCGAAGCACGATCTATCGCTTGATCGGCGAAGGGCGATTGCGCGCGATGAAGATCGGGCACCGGACGGTTATCTGCGGCGAAAGCGTCCGACGTTTCCTCGGAGAGTTGCCGGCAGCGACGTGCAGATCATACCAACGCTGACAGGCGCTCAGCCGCGCACCGTCTCGTAGGCGCTGCCGCCGCGGCGGATGGCGTCCAGCGTCATCGCCGAGGCCTGCCGCGCGATCTGCCCGGCGAGCAGCCGCAACCGCGCCTCGACGCCGGCATCGGCACCGCGCGCGTCGATGTTGATGGTCTGCTGGATGACCGGCCCGCCCGGTGCCATGCCGTTCGGCAGCACCGTCCCGCCGCGGTCGGGCACGAACCACTCCGGGCCACGCTCGCCGACGATGTAGGGCTGGCCGGCTGCCACCGGGCCGCCCTCGGCCCGAAAGAGCCCGCCGAGCCAGGAGCCGATGCCGTCGAACCAGCTGCCGGCGCCGAGGCTGGTGAGGCCCGCCGACACGGCGTTGCCCAGCGGCTCGGTGATGGTGCGCCGCGCGATGATGCGGGTGATGTCCTGCAGCAGACCCTGCATGACCTTCGACAGCTTGTCGCCGCGGACGATCGCGTCCTCGAAGGCCGAGGAGAACGCGAAGCCCAGCTCCCGCGCCGCCTCGCGCGTTCCCTCCGTGCTGCGCTGGAGACGGCGCTCGGCCTCCTCCAGGTCCTCAAGCGCGCGCTGCGCCTCCCGCCCTATCGTCTCGTCCGGGATCGGCCGGCCGGCGCGCTCGGCACGCTGCACCAGGTCGGCGAGCCGCTCCAGCCGGCGCTGGTAGCGCTCGTACGCGGTCTCGTTGTCCTGGATCAGCCGCTCGCGCTCGCGCAACAAGTCGTTCAGCTGCCGCTCGGCGTCACGCGCCTCCCGCGCGCCCTCGGTGCTGGCGCGGCGCACTGCGGCGATACGCGGTTCCAGCCGGCGCAGCGCCTCGTCGCGCTCCTGCAGCGCCAAGGTCTCGAGGCGGGTGCGCTCGGCGGCGGTGACACCGCCCGCGGCCTCGGCCTCGCGCAGCCGGCGGACCCGCTCCTCGTATTCCCGGTTGATCCGGAAGCGGTCGTCGAGGTCGCGGGTGAGCTCCTGGACGTCCTGCGTGGCGCGGCGTCGGCGGGCGTCTGCCGCGGCCTGGCCGGCCCGCTCCTGCTCCTCCAGGCGGCGGTTCAGCGACTCCCGCTCGGCGGTGTCGATCTCGGCAAGGGTGGCGAAGTAGTCACGACGCAGCTCCTCCAGCCGCGCCCGGCTGTCGACGCCGGCCTGCTGCTCGGCGGCGCCGACCAGGCCGGGGCGGATGCTGCCGCGGCGGACCGGCGCGCGCAGGCTGTCGCGGCCGTCGCCCTCGCTCTCCAGCCGGCCGATCTGCACCGAGAGCGCCTCGGCCTGGCGGCGCAGGCCGGCGAGGCGCTCCTCCTCGCTGCGCAGCCCGGCGCCCTGGCGGACGCTGTCCACCGCGCGCGCCGCGGCCGAGAGCGCGCGGGCCAGCGCGTTGGACAGGCCGATGGCGCGGTCGAGCTGGCCGAGGAAGTTTTCGGTCGCCGCCGTCAGTTGTCCAAAGGCGCGGCCGAGCGAGAGGGGCGCGCGGTCGAGTTCGGCGCCGAGGCGCTCCGTGGCGCGCAGCAGCGCCGGGAACACCCGCTCGGCGGTGAGCTTGCCCTCGGAGCCGAGCTTGCGGAGCTCGCCGATGGAGACGCCGAGCTCGCGCGCGAGGCCCTCGGCCAGCAGCGGCATGGCCTCGAGGATGGAGCGCAGCTCGTCGCCCTGCAGCACGCCGGAGGCCAGCGCCTGGGCGAGCTGGAGCGTGGCGCTGCTGATCTCCTGGGTGGACGCGCCGGAGACGATCGCGACGCGTTGCAGGCCGCCGACGAGGCGGACCACCTGGTCGGAGGTGGCGCCGATCTCGCGCGCGGCGATCGAGAAGCGCTGGAAGGCGTCGACGCTCTCGGAGACGGCGACGCCGGTCTGCAGCGCGTTGCGGTAGAGCGCCTCGTAGACCTGGCCCGCGCGCTCCACTGAGCCCGTGGCGTTCTGCAGGCGGGAGATGCCCTGGGTCAGCGCATCGCCGGCCTGGACCAGGGCCCGCGCGGCGACCGCCACGCCGGCGATCTGGATGCCGCGGGTGGCGACGTCGAGCAGTTCGAGGGAGCGGGAGGCGCGCTCGGCGCCGCCCTTGATCTGGTCGAGGGAGCGCTGGCCGGTCTCGCCGACCTCGCGCAGCCCGGCCTTGACCCGGGCGGCATCGTCCAGCGAGAGGCGCACCGAGACGCGGCGAGTGGCGTCGGCCATGTCAGCTCGTCTCCCCCTCGCGGCGGGCGGCGCTGCCCTCGGCCATGCCGATGCGGATGGCGAGCAGCAGTTCGGCGGCGGCCCATCCCGCCGCACCGAGGTCGCGCGCCGCGGCGAGCGCGCCGGCGGTGTCGAGAGTCAGGCCGGCCATGGTGACCTCCGCGCATGCGGTGCCGGCGGCCCAGCAGGCGTGCCCCTGGACGCTGGCGGGGGCGTGCGCTGCGTAGGGACAGGCGTCGGCGCAGTCGCGTCCGAGGGCGGCGCAGCCGCGGCAGTACTCGGGCCCGCGGCCGAAGTGCCAGGCGGCGCGGGCCCTCAGCCGTTTCCCTCGGTGGCCACCGCGACGACCGGCGTCGTCGCGCGGTCCCAGAACGCCGCGGCGATGTCATCGAGGTCCATCAAGCGCTCAACCGCCTCGGGCGAGAGCGGCAGCGGCTTGCCGGCGGCGTCGCCCACGCCCTCCCAGGCGGTGACCGCGTGGCGGGCGAGCGCCTTGACCAGAAAGGCGAAGGAGAGACCGCGCGACATGTCGGGGTCGAGGTCCGGGTCGGCGATGCGGATCGCGGCCAGCCGACGTGCTGCTGCGGCCTGGGCGGCGGCCATAACCGCCGTCGTCACCGGGCGGATCTCGACACGGACGCCGCGCGGGAGGTCAAGCCAGTACGGCTCGACCGGAAGGTCGAGGGTGAGCATGCGCGACTCCATGGTTTGGGGCTTAATGCGGCTTGGCGCGTCACAGCAGATACCGGCCCTGCTGCCCTGGCTAGTTGACGATTGCCGTCCTGCTGGCCGCTCGCCCTATCCCTTCTCAGCGAGCTCCAGATGTGTTCCGATGTCAGAATGTGCGTCAGGGTGATTAGCGCGCTTTCAAGTAGGCCGATGACGGTCTCTTTCCACTCCGTGTGGAATGAGACCCTCGGCGCTGACAGCAACGCAATCCGACAACCTGGAATCTCTGTGTTCCACTGACATGGTAGCGCCGGGATCAGCCCCACCCTGCGACGTGGTTGCGAGCGCATATCACGAGGCCGGACACGTCGTAGCCGCCTTCGTTGGTGGGTTCGCCCTGTCGGACTCCACGCCGATAAGCATCTGTGACCCTGACGGCGGAGCGACGACGCCGTGGGTGCCTGGCGACCTGGAGACCCGCGCGAGAGCGCATCCTAATGCGCGCGCTCGCTTCTGTGCGCTGAAGCCAAAACTGATCGTAGACTTCGCTGGCGGGGCCGCGGAGTACCGGAAGACGGGGAATGGCGGGGCTGCCAATGAAGGTGTAGCCCTCGACATGAAGATGGCCGCTGAATCGTTCATGCGGGTGGTTGGGGAGACTACCCAGGCGGACCGTCGAACCTGGATGGGGGAAGCGGACTCCGACGCTCGCCGGCTCGTCGATCAACAGTGGACCGCGATAGAGGCGATTGCCCAAGCACTCATCGCCAGCAAGCAGCTCTCAGGCGCCGCCGCCTACAAGCTCTATCAGGCTGGGCGCCAGCCCACACCCCCAGTCGTGGCTGCGAGCGGCACACCGGCTCACAGGTCACCGAGCATTTAGCAGCGTCTAAGTGGCTTCTGGCGACGTCGCTAGGACGCCTGGCATCGCCGTTGGCCCGCGTGCATCGGGCACGTTCTGCACGCCGCTGTAGTTCTTCGCCCTCGACTGCGAACGCGCGCAGGCGCCCCCAATTCGTGCGCTCTCGCTTCGAAGCCGGCGAGACGACAGAATGTGGGCCTTACGCATACTCCGTCCCCGCCTGCTGGTTCTTCAGCACCGCCGTCAGCATGCGTGTCGCCGTCGCGTTGAAGGCAGCGCGGAACTCGAAGCTCGCCTCGACGCCCGCGGGCCCTTCGATCGGCGTCTTGGCGAGCGCCAGGTAGACCTCGTGCAGCGTGAAGATGAGGCTGCGGTTCGCGTCGATGGTGAACGCGAAGGCGAACTCCGCCGCCGTGCCGTTCTGCGCCTGCGTCAGCAGCGTGGTGTCCGCGAAGCGCGCGGTGATCTGGCCGGTGGCGCGAGCGATGCCGGGGTCCGCGCCCTCGATCTTGCGGTCGGCGCGGATCGTGCGCACTGCCTCGACGCTGTTCGAGTAGGCGAGCCGCGCACCGGTGACCTGCGCCAGCGCAGAGCCAGCGCGGGAGATGGAGCCCTGCGCCTTGTTGAACGCGGTGTAGGCGGCCGAGACCGGTGTGCCACCCGAGGACGAGCCCGAGCGCGTCGAGCCCTGGGCGACCAGCTTGATGGTGGCCGTCGCCGGTCCGGTCGGGCTGAAGTCGATCTCCAGCGCGTCGGCGCGGACGCCCGCGCAGACGTCGTAGCTCGGCACGTCGGGGTAGCCGATCTCGATCGCCTGCGAAGGCAGCGTCGCCGCGCCCGAGCCGAAGGTGTGGGTGAAGTTCGGGTTGGTCCCGGTGGTGGTCGGCGCGCCGAGCAGCAGCCGCAGCCAATGGCCGATATTGACGAGGTCCACCGGCACGACCACGTCGCCCTCGACGGTGACGGTGTCGAAGAACGGCGCGGCGGGATCGCGATTGCCGCCGAGGCCGATGACGTCCGCATCCAGCAGCGGCTGCTCAGCGCCGAGGTTGCACGAGAGAAAGGGCACGCGCCGCCAGTTGCCGCCCGGCGCGGTGCCGTAGGTCACCTCGGGGATCATGAGCAGGCGCGAGTTCGCGCCGATGGCACGGGGCATGGGGCGTCTCCGGGAGCGGGATCAGGCCAGCGGCGAGCCGGCGACGGTGAAGGACAGCGTGACGGGGACGGAGGCGGCGCGAGCCGCGGCGGCGCCCTCGGTCTCGGCATCGTCGAAGGAAGGCGCGCCGGGCTGCGCCCACTCGACCGCCCCGCCGAGGGCGCGGTCGCCGGTGATCGCCGCGGTGATGTCGACCAGCAGCTCGTCAAGCAGGGCGCCGGTGGCGGCGACGACCTCGACCTCGGCGCGGTGCTCGACCGCCCAGGCGAGCGGCGAGAGGATTGGAGTCTCCTCCACCGCCTCGCCGTCGCGCACCACCACGAGGCCGCCGGCGGGCAGCTTCTGCGGCACGGTCTCGTTGCGGAGCACCTTTGGGGCGGGGCTCCGCGCGGCCAGTGCGGCGCCCAGGCGGGTGTACAGGGCGGCCAGGGCTGTCTCGCGGACACTCACCCGGACCTCCCCGCTTCGGTTTCCCAGGCCGCCACAAACCGCCGCGGCAGGCGCCGGAGGGCGCGCAGGGAGGCGCCGCGCACGTCGAGCCGCTTGGCGAGCTTCACCTGCGGCAGCAGCAGGAACATCGGCACCATCCCCTGTTCGAGCAGGCCGCGGGCCCAGGCCTCGCGGCCCTTGCGGTTGGCGGTGCCGACCTCGGCCACGCCGCCGGCGATCAGCCGCGTGCGCCGCCTTCGCCCCGTCGCCGCGCCCTGGCGCAGCGGCAGGCACCAGACGAAGCCCCGCCCCGAGCGGAACGGCCGGAGGAAGCCGTGGCCGGAGGCGACCATCTGGGCCGGCGTGACGCGCAGCCCCTTGTCACCTCGGCCGCGCCAGCCGCGGGCTGCGTTGAAGCCGGTGGCGATCGCGAGGAACCGCCCGCCGCCCTTCGGCCGGATCAGCGCCCCGCGCTCGAAGGCGTCGATCACCAGCGGGGTCTTGCTCCAGACCAGGCCGGCGGCGCGCATCGACACGCCGGTGCGCGGGAAGACCTGCGAGCGCCAGGCGTTGGCGATCCCGCGCGCCTTGCCGCCGAGCGAGCCGGTGACCTGCTGGCGCAGTTCGCCCTTGAGCGCGTCGGTCTCGGCGCGCACGGCGCGGGAGGCGGCGCGCTCGCCGGCGCGGACCTCCTCCACGAGCGCCTTGCGGAGGTCACCGACGATGGCGGAGAGGCGCACGGCCTATCGCCGACAGAGCACGCGCCAGGCGACGCCCGCGGCGTCCCGCTCCGCACTGTCCACCGTCAGCAGGTCCGGGCCGATGGCGAAGGTATCGCCCGGCTCGATGGCTGGCAGCTGCGCGATGGCCACCGTCAGGACGTCGGTCGCGCGCAGCACCGGCGTGTCGAAGGCGTCCACCACCCGATCGGGGCTGGAGCGCAGGATGCGGAGCGACAAGGGCGCACCCGTGCCCGCTGCCCGGTAGGCTGCCTCCACCCCGAGGTTCGGGTCGGCGGCGAGCACGGCCAGCGCGTCGTCGAACACGACCATGGCGGATCAGCCGAGCCCGAGCCAGGAGGCGAGCTTCGCGCCGACTGCTGCGCCGACGATGCCGCCGGCCGCCGCGGCCCCCGTGGCCGGGATCGCAGGCGACGCACCCGGCACCCCGCCCGCAGCCAGCGACAGCCGCGCCGTGAGGCCCGCCATCGCCTTGACCAGCTCCGTCACGGTGCGGGTGAGTTCCCGCATGTCCTTGTCGCCCTCGGCCAGGCGGCGCTCGATCTCAGTCAGGCGCGTGACGATGGTGCCGAGTTCGCGGTCGTGGTCCGTCATCGGGTGACCTCCCGCTGCCGCTGCAGCCGCTGGTGGACGGTCCAGGCCGCGACGCCGATCACCGCGGCGGCGACGCCCCAGGGGCCGAGCGCGCGCAGCACGGCGGCCAGGCCCTCGGCATGCGGCGCCAGCGTGGTGACGGCATCGACCACCGCCGCCGCCGTGACGCCGGCGACCACCGAGCCCGCCGCGGCGCGGACGGTGCCGCTGTGGGCGAGGCCGGGCTGGACCAGCCCCGCCATGCGCAGGCCCTCCGCGATCGTCTCCGACGCGTAGGGCATACCGCCGAGCTCGTGCCGGATGATCGCCTCGACCAGGCCGCGCATCGTGGCCGCGTCGTGCAGGTCGATCAGGTCGTCGAGCCCGACGCCAAGCCGCGCGGCGACCGCCGCCTGGTAGGCCCGGGTGTCGTTCTCGCTGCTCGGCGCCCAGCGCGCGACGATGCCGCGGACCGTGCGCAGCCCATGCCGGTCCTGGTAGCTCTGCAGCAGCAGGGCCAGCGCGCGGATGCCGTGCTGGTGCGAGCGGAAGCGGCAGAACCGCCCGTCCGACGGCGGCGTCTCGAGGCCGAGCCACTTGTTCGTGGCGAGGTGCTCGATGTTGCCGGGGTTGCGGTTGCGGTAGCCCCGGCTGGCCTTGGGATCCATGGTCACGCCCCCGAGGCCGGCACGCGGGCCAGCATGACGCGCACCGTGGTGTCGGCCGCGAGGGCGGCGACGGTGACGACGCCGACCTGGAAGTTGCCCGTCGCGGTGGTGGTCAAGCGGCGGTTCGTGTTGTCCCAGAAGACCCGCGTGCCGGCCGCCATGGCCTGGGTCGGATCCTTGGCGAGCTCGAACTCGCCGCGCGTCTCGCACTCGACGGTGCTGTTCTGCGCGGCGTCGGCCGCGGCCACGCCGAAGAAGGCGCCGAGCAGCATGCCCTGGCCGGAGAGGATGCCGCCGGCATAGGGGACGAGCATGGGGATGGAGCGCGCGTCGGGACGGATGCAGTTGCGCATGGAGAGGTCTCCTGAAACGCCGAAGGCGCCCGTGGGGGCGCCTTCGACGAAGCTGCGGTGAGGGTGGGAGGGATCAGGTGCCCGGGTTGAACCAGGCGCCGCGCCAGTCGATGGCGCCGACGCCGAAGTCGAAGATCACGCTGACCTCGACGCCGTCCGCACCCTGGACCGGGCCGGTGCTGACCTGCGGTCCCTCCGCACCGTTGAGGTAGCCGTAGACATAGACCGGCGCCGAGAGCGGGTCGGAGAAGAGGTACCAGCGGTTCGCCCCGATCAGCGGCTCGACCAGCGGCTGCACGAAGCCCGCGAAGACATTCGCGTTGCTGGTCTGCGTCGCAGCGACGCTGACGGTGAGCTGCCGCGCGGCGAGTTCCTGGTTCGGGCCTACCAGCAGGCGCATCGTGCTGCCGATGGAGATGGGCAGCCCGTCGAGGGTCCTCTGGCGCATGATGGCGGCGCGGCCCGTGGCGAGGCCACCGAGATCCAGCGCCGAGCCCGCGCCGGCCTTGTTGGCGCGCGTCGCGCCGGTGCCGAAGACCGTGGCATTGCCGGTGGTGAGCGTCGGGCCATCGCCATTTCCGCTGTTCAGCAGCTGGTAGGCCGTCGCGTTCTCGAACTCGGCGACGCGGCGGCCGATCGCCGCGGCGAAGTCGGTGAAGGCGCCGAGGTCATCGTTGACCAGCATCGGTCGCGTGACGCGGATACGCCGCGCGAAGGTCTGCAGGACGACGATCTCCTGGCTCTCGGACATGGTGCCGACCTGGATCTCGCCATTCTCCAGCAGCGGCAGGAGCGTCGGGAAGTCGCCGATGCGCAGGTGCCGGTGCGGCTTGAAGTCCCGGAAATCGCGGCGGAGGAAGATCTGCCGGTAGGTCGGCTGCGCCGGCTGGTAGGCGGCGAGCAGCATCTTGTTGGCCGCCGCCGAGAGCAGCAGCGGGAAGTCGCTCGTGGTGTGGAAGGCGCGCTCGGCGAGGAGGGTCGGATTGCGCGGCGGGTTGCGATCGCCGCGGCGGGCGAGGAGCTCGCGCAGCATGTCGGAGGGGCGCCAGCCCATGAACTCGGCGTGGCGGCCAGCGCTGGGGCCGGTGCTGGGCGGCTGGTAGCCCGGCATCGAGCGGGCAGCGAGCGCCTCGGCCATGGCGTCGAGCAGCTGCGCCGGGTCATCGTGGCCGGGGCCGCTCTCCGGGCGGGCCGGGAGCGTGGGGCGGGCCGTCTGCGCCTGGGTGAAGGCCTCCCACAGGCGGGCGCGCAGCACCTCGGGGCTCGCGCGGTCGCGCATGGCGGCCTGGCGCAGCGCGTCGATGGTGTCGGCGGGGAGCAGGCCGCGCGCAGCGGCGAGCACCGGCTCGTAGCTGGCAATGCGCTCGGCGACGGCGCGCTCGGCCTCGGCGCGGATCGCGTCGAGGTCGATCGGCGGGGCGGCCGGTGCGGGCGCGCCGCGGATGGGCTCGGGCGGCGCGGTCGGCGCAGGGCTGGGCGTGGTGGTCACGGTGGTCTCCTGGGACGGGGTGGACGGCGCGGTGGAGGGCGGCGCCGCAGGCGGGGCAGCCGGCTCAGCCGGCGTCGTCTCGGGCATGGTGGGTTCCTCGTCAGGCAGGGCGGGTTCGATCGCCGGCGCGGGGAGGCCCTGCTCCCCCTGCGCGCGGACCGCCGCATCGCGATCCACCGGGACCGGCACGACGGAGATCTCAAAAGGCTCCCAATCCACCGCGCGGTGGATGGTCTGGCCGGTGGCGGCGTCCGGCCGCGGCTCGTAGCGGTGCACGCGATAGCCGACGCTCACCGCGCGGAGCGTGCCGTCGGCGATGCGCTGCCAGACCGGCTCGACGTCGCCGGCGGTGCTGAATTGCAGGGTGGCATAGCCGCGCCCGCGCTCGAGGCGGGCGGCGGTGACGCGCCCGAGCACGTCGCGGGCATCGCCGCGGCGGTGGGTGTTCAGCACCGGGGCCTGACCCGAGCGCAGCGCGTCCATGCGCACCGCGTTCGGCGACATCTCCAGCTCCTCGGTGATGAGGCCGAGGGCGGGGACGAAGTTGCGGGCGCGGGCACCGGTCGACCACACCACCTCGACGGTGCGCGCGGCACGATCGACGGTGGCCGGCGCCGCCAGCGCGCGCTGCGCCACGATCGGCATGGCAGGGGCATCCGGCGCGGGGTCGCCCCCGCCCGGCTCGGTCGTCTCGCTCATGTGGATAAGCCTGTGGCTAAGCGCGGGAAAAGCTGTGGACGACGGCCGTCACGGCGCGGCGTAGCCCTGCGCGTTGACGTAGACCTGCGCGCCCGTGGTCAGGCAGGCGAAGTTCACCGCCGTCGCTGCCGTGCCGCGCAGCGGTGTCGGGAAGGTGATGTCGACCGGCGTCGCCATCGCCGCCGGCAGCAGCTGTCGCCAGATCACCGTCGCGCCGTCCTTGAGCACCACCTCCGTCGCCACCGTGGCGTGGGCGTTCCGCAGGTCGATCGAGGTCACGTAGTTCCGGATGCCGGCGGCGGCCGCGGCCTTCAGCACCACGTCCGCCGTGCCAGTGATCCCGCCCGCGGCGCCGGCGTACTGCCAGTCCGCCTCCGGGATCGAAAAGGGCTTGTTGACCAGCGCGCCGATCAGCGTTGCCAAGAGGTCGATGCCGCGGCCGGTGGTCACCGCCGTGGGGTTGGCCGATAGCCCGGTCGCGACGAGTACCGGCAACGCGCCGTTCGTGTTGCGGGCCTGGCCGCCCACTGCCGTCAGCGTCGGCGCGATGGTGCTCAGCACGTTCACCCCGAGCCCCTGGCCAGCGACCGACTGGCCGCGGCCGGCGGTGATCTCGGTGGTGAGCTCGGCGTAGTCGGCGATGGTGACGAACTGCACCTTCACATCGGTGCTGGAAGCTGGCGCCAGGTTCCGGCTGACCGAGGCCCAGCCGGTGTTGAGGTAGGCCCCCGAGAAGGTCGAGCCGACGAGGTCGAAGCTGTTCGCGTCGATCACGGTGATCGTGAAGGCGCCGTTCGCCCCCGGCACGCCGGAGACGTCGGCGACCGTCACCACATCGTTCGTCGCGAAGCCATGCGCGGCCCGGGTGATCCGCACCAGGCCGGAGCCGTTGTTGGCGACCGCGGAGATGCCGTTGATGAACTGCCGGTTCCGCACCCTGATCCGGAAGCGGTAGAGCGCATTCGGCTCCGGGATCTGCTGGTGGCGGACATAGGAGTTCGATCGCGCCGCGGTGGTGTCGAGCTGCCGGCCGTGGAACCAGCACTCGTCATTGGTCGGCTCGATCTCCAGCACCGACCAACCCGCCGGCGCCGTGGTCGGGATCGTCGAGGCGGAGGCGGTAACGAGGCGGGGCGCGCCCTCGCTCCCCACCTCGTAGTTCGCGAGCGTCGGGCTGGTGCCGTCGAGCCGCCAGGCGGCGGCGCTGCGGCCGTCCGGCTGGGCGGAGGTCGGATCGACCGAGACCAATTCGAGCCAGACCGACTGGCCGGCGACGCGCTGGCTGAGGTTCACCGCCACCATGACCCGGAGCGGGATGGTGAAGGCGGTGCGGCTGGTCAGCACGATCTCGTCGTCGAGGGTCGTGCCGGTGGAGATGGTGACGGTGCCGTCGGCGACGGCGAGCGCCATGCCGCTGCCGGTGGCCGCGACGTCCCAGCGAGCCGGGTTGATCTCGGTCCCGTTGAAGCTGTCGCGGAACTTCTTCTGCATGCTCTTGATCTTGAGCATGTCGTCCGTCCAGTCGTAGGCGCCGGCGATCATCGGGGTTCTCCTGCAGGAGGCGCGGCGGCGCCGGTGGCGGCGATCTCGACGGCGGCCATCTGAGCGGCGTCCTGGGCGGCGCCGGACTTCGCGACGCGGCGCGGATCGGTGTCGAGGGAGATGCCCGCCTCGTCGAGCAGCGCGTTGGCCTCGCGGATCATCTCCACCGCGGCCCGAAAATCGTAGCCGAAGGCGCCGGCGGCCTCGGGCTGCGGCACGAAGCCCGCACGCACCTGGGCGATCAGCGCGGTGGTGTCCTTCAGCGGGTCGATCATCTCGTGTGCGGGTGGGACGTGGCTCACGCCGTCCGGCATGTCGGTACCCCACAGCCCGAGCAGCGCGCCCTGGGCGTGGAAGCGGTCCGCGATGGGCCGGACCAGCATCGGGATGAGCATCCCGTACTGCACCTGCTCGCAGAGGCGGCGGAACTCGATCTTGCCGGCGCGGAGGGACGAGTAGTTCGCCTGAGTAAGGTCGCCGGAGACCTGGTCATAGGTCAGGCCCGCGCCCACCGACGCCGCCTCGAGCGCGCGGCGGGCGAAGGCGGCGTGGCTGCCGCCGCCGGAGGGGTTCACCACCTCAACGCTGCCCATGCCGCGGCGATACAGGATCATCCCGGGCTCGAAGCTCTCGACCGTGCGGCCCTGGGCGTCACGGAGCAGGCCGGCGGCCGCGCCGGTCAGGGCCTCGTCGCCTTCCTCGGTCACCACCGCGGCGAGGCAGGCTTCGATCTTGGCCTTCATCAGCAGGGCGGCCTCGTAGTCGCCGAGATCGCGCAGCCGGAGCAGCACCGGGGCGAGCCAGGACACGTCGCGCAGCTGGCCGGGGCGGCGCTTGCGGTAGACGTGCAGCACCTCCGATGCGGGGATCCGCTCGCTACTCAGCCAGGTTGCCCCTGGCAGCATCCACGTCGCGCCGGGGTGCACCCGGTGCAGCCAGTAGCCGACCGGCTCGCCGGCCTCCCCGAGGGCGATGCCCTGGATGGTCGGCGCGCCATCGACCGTCCCGTTGCGCGCCGTGTCGAGGTGGTCGCTCTCCAGCACTTGCAGCCGCAGCCCGATCGGGTTGGCGGCCGAGGGCGGCACCATCAGGAAGCGGACGAAGCACTCGCCGCTCTCGACGACTGCGCGCATGACCAGCGCCTGCAGGCCGTAGAGGTCGAGGCGGCCCTCGGCATCACAGGCCGTGCTCTCCGACCAGCGGCGCCAGGCCTCGGCATGGCGCCCATCCGGCCAGCGGGTCGTGATGCCGGCGCCCACCGCATTGCCGGTCCAGAGATCGACGATGCGGCTGGCGTAGGGGTCGTTGCGGACAGCGTCACGGGCGCGCCGTGCGACCGTCGCCGCGGCCATCCCGACCTCGGCCGTGGCGCTGCCACCGGACGGCGCCCAGGCGGAGGCGCGGCTGTCCTGCGCTGCCGCATAGCCCCGCAGCGCGTTCCACGCGTCTCGCAGCCGGCCCATCACCTGCTTCCCTCGCGTGAGAAGCTGGCCAGCGTCACGGACGGACGGCGCGCCGCCGTCATCTCCGCGCCGCGCAGCACCGCCAGCGCCCGGCCGAGTTCGTCCAGGCTGCGGTACTCCACGGTCCGCCCGTCGAAGGTCACGCGCGTGGTGCCGCCGGTGTAGGCGGCGGCGAGCGCGGCCGCGCGGCTGCCGGCCGGCTGCGCCAGCGCCCAGGCGAGGACGGTCGGGTCCATGCGCGTCCTCCCCCTTCAGCGAAGCCAGCCGCTGCGCGGCGCGAGCCAGCCACGCGGGCGATGGTTGTCGGGCGCGACCGGCGCCGATGGCGGAGCGACATTCCCACCGGTGGGAATCTCGCTCGGTTGGAGTGGGGCGTTGGCGACCTGCTCGCGCAGCTGTGCCCAGAAACGCTCGCCGTAGCGGTCGGCCCCGAGCAGCCAGAGCGCGGCCCGCGCCAGCACGGCGCAGTCCAGCGCCTCGTTCCTCTCCCGCAGCTTCGCCCATTCCTGCCGCGCGAAGCCGCGGCGGTCCTTCACCGTGTGCAGCTGCTCGGCGACGAGCTGCTTCACCCACTCGGCTTCGATGCCCTGTGGCAGGTGCACCCAGCCGGGCGGGAACTCCTCGGTGTCGCCGCGACCGAGCCAGAGCCGGCGGTACAGATCGGCCTTCCAGGTCGAGACCGACACCGTCCAGAGCTTCAGGCCGCGCCGGAGCTTGCGGCCATCGACCAGCGCATCGACCGGCGTCGGGCCCTGCACGGGCTGTGCCCGGTTCCAGCCGTCCACGCCCTTGGTCGGCGCGATTCGCGGATCCCGCAGGCGCCGCAGGTGGCCATAGACCGCGGCGGTGTCGCGCCCGCCCGTGTCGACGCAGAGCCGCGCGATGCGCATCGCGCCGCCACCCTGGCAGGGCCAATCCCTGGCCAGCAGCGTCGCCAGCGCGTCCCATGGCTCCCGCTCGCGCGGACTGCCGGGGATCACGACGTGATCCACGAGCCAGGACGAGAAGCCCTCCGCCCAGCCCCAGACGTCGCACTCGAGGCGGTCGTCCTGGACGTCCACGCCGGCGGTGAGGCACAGCGCGCCGGCGGGCACGACGCCCATCCGGAAGTCCTCGCGCCGCTCGACGAGGCGCTCCCAATCCGGCGCCTCGCCGCGCTCCTGCCAAGTCTCGCCGAGCACGGTGTTCCGGAAGGTCTTCAGGTCCTCGGGCTTGCCCTGCGCGGCCTCCCAATCCCGCGCGACCTGCTCCCACGAGTACCAGCCGACCGGCGCGTAGAGGGACGAGATGTGGAACCCGACCGTGTGCGGATCTTCGGCGGTGGCGGTCGCCCGCCATTCGCCGCCGGCCAGCATGGCCGTCTTGTGATGCTCCTCGATGCCGTGGTCGCACGCCTCGCAGTGGTAGCGCGCCGACCGCGGCTCGCCCTTCTCCCAGCGAAGCCGCTCGAACTTCAGCCACTGCATCTCGCCGCAGTGCGGGCACGGGACGAAGTAGCGCCGCTGGTCGGAGGCGGCGTATTCCCGCTCGATCCGGCTGCGGCCGGCGATGGTCGGCGTCGAGACCAGGAAGGCCTTGCGCCGCCAGCCGAAGGTGCGGGCCCGCGCCTCGGCCAGCGCGATCGGGTCGCCTTCGCCCTCGACGTCGCCGGGATAGGCGTCGATCTCGTCGAGGAAGAGGAACCGCGCCGTCATCGAGCGCAGCCCGACCGCGCTGTTGGCGCCGGTCAGCACCAGGATGCCGCCCGGGAATTCCTTCGACAGCAGCGTGTTGCCGCTGTCGCGCGCGCGGGCGGGTGCGACCCGCTCCCGCAGTGCCGGGGTCTCCTCCAGCAGTGGGTCGATGCGCTGGCGCGAGAAGCGCTTCGCCAGCTCGACGGTCGGCTGCACCGCCAGCACCGGGGCCGGCACATGATGCAGGATGTAGCCGAGCCAGTTGTTGCCGGCCTCGGTGGCGCCGACCTGCGCCCCCTTCATGAACACCACGCGCCGGGCGGGATGCACCGCTGACAGCGCGTCCATCACTTCCCGCAGATACGGAGTGCGGCTGGTCCGCCAGGGACCCGGCTCCGACGAGGCGCGGCTGCCGAGGATCCGGTGCCGCTCCGCCCATTCCGAGACCCGGAGCTGCGGCGGCGGGCGGAGCATGCTCCCCGCCCGGCGCCGGACATGGTCACGGGTCCGCGGCCCGATCTCCGCCGAGGCCTGGAGGGTCGAAGCGATCGGCCGCCTCCGAGAGCAAGTCGGTGATGTGCCCCTGCAGGATTGTCTGCAGCAGGTGTGGGTCGACACCGAGCTCCGCGGCGATTAGGCCGGAGACGCGGGCCGGCCAGTTCAGCAGCGCGTCGCGCATGGCGCCGGCGATCTCGTCGATCGTGGCGTTGGCCTCTGCGGCGTCGAGCAGACGACGCTTGTTCTCGTCGAGCGCGAGCCGCTGCGCCTCGACCTTCAGCGCGAGCTGCGCGACCTTCAGCCGGGCGTAGGGCGTTCCCTCCGCCCCGCCGCCACCGCCACCGCTCGCCAGCGGCGATCGGGCCGGGTCGGCAGTCTCCACGAGGCGTCGGCGGGTCTTGTCGATGTCCCACTGGCCATCCGGCTCGCGGGCGATACGGTTGGTCTGCTCGGCCTTGCGCAACGCCGTCTCGCTGATGCCGATGCGGCGGGCGGCCTCGCGCGTGGAAGGGGTGAGTTCTGGCACGGCGGCATCTCTCCCGCCGCGCGCGGGGTGTGGGTCAGGCAGCGCGCCGCGCGCGCTGGCGGGCTTGCTCGAAGGCAGCGACCGCGGCCGCCCAGTCCAGCGTCGCGCCGGCGCCGATGATCTGCACGGGCGCGAGCGTCACACGCCCACGCCCCCAGTAGTCGCCATCCAGCGTGGCGATCCAGCCGGCGAGGCCCTGCGTCTCCATCGCCTTGCTCGCGGCGGCGATCTCCTCTGCGGAGGGCGGCGCCGCGCGCCCGAGCGTGACGTGCCGGCCGTCCTGGCCGAGCACAATCCAGCGACGTTCCCCGCGGGCGCTCATCGCGCGCGCTCCGCGTCGCGGATCTGCGCCAGCAGCTCGCCGAGCCGGCGGCGCCAGATGCCGGCGCCCTCGATGCAGTAGGCGGGACCGTAGTTCCCGCTGCCACCCTGCCGCGCGCTGCGCAGCCAGTGCGCGTGGCTCAGGCGGGCGTGGTCAGCGAGGCCCTTGAGGTGCGTGATGGTGGCGGTCTGCTGCATCGTCCGTCTCCGTGCTGCGCGGCGGGTTGCCTGCGTGTGACGGACGCTTCGCGCTGCGGTTCCCCACAGCCAAGGCGAATGACGAGCAGTCGAGCGCGGATTCTGATGGGCACCGCGCGGCGCGTCGTGCGACATCACCTCGACCATCGAGGGCCGAGGAAGATGACGCAGCCGAGCGCGCCGAAGGACATCGAGAAGATGGTCGCAGCGACCGCGAAAGCGATGGCGCTCGCCGAACACCGCTGCGGCACGCCGCGCATGGTGAAGCTCTATCTCGATGACGCCAGGAAGGTGCTGCTGGACGTCGCCAAGTCGGCGAAGCGCCAGAAGTGGACGGTCGAGGAATTGATCCTGGCGCTCGATCCGCCGAAGCCCAAGCCGAGGCCCAGGGAGAAGCATCAAGACCCGCCGCGGCGCGGCGGGCCCTGATCGCGGCGTCGGCGGTATCAGTCGGCGATGCGGTAGATGCTGTAGGAGCCGCGGGCGCCCTCCTTGTTCGGGCCGACCTGGCGCACCCGCTCCAGCACCTGCACCTCGATCCCCTGGCGCTTCTTCAGGCCCGCGAAGAACCCGCGGACCGTGTGCTGCTGCCAGCCCGTCGCCTCGCAGATCTGCGCGATGGTCGCCCCCTCCTCGCGGCGGAGCATCGAAACCACCGTCTCCTGCTTCGTGCCCTCGCGCGGCTTGCGCGGGGTGCCGTCGGCCCGCTTCGTGGCCTGATCCCGCGGGGCACGGCCGGGCCGACGCGCAGCGGCTGCACGCAGGTCGGCCACCAGATCGGCGTGGTCCACGCAGAAGCGCGACCAGGCGCCCTGATCCGCAGCGTGGGCTGTGATCGTGCCAATGGCGCGGATCAGCGCCTGCTCGATCGGCAGGTAGGTCGGGTCGTCCTGGCCCATGGGCTCCTCCGCCGCATCCCCCTCGTCCTGCGCCAGGGGCGCCCCCTGGGCGGCTTCCGACACCGGGGCGTCCTCACCCTGCAGCGCGTCCTCATCCGCGCCCGTGGGCGCCGCGTCGGCCACCGTCGCGCCGGCCTCCGCGGTGGCGCGGCGCTCGGCGTTGCGCCGTGCGATGGCCTCGGCGCTCTGCTCGTCCTCCTCCGGCGCGTCGCCCGCGTTCGGATCGATGCCGATGGCGCGCAGCCCATCGTCGGTGATGCGCGCCACGATCCAGGTCCCGTCCTCATCCTGGCGCCAGCCGAGCCCGACATGCTCCCGCGGGGCGTTGATCTCGATGAGCAGGTTGTTCTTGATCAGGCTTCGGAACACCGCGTTGCGGGCGGCCGCCGGCAGGGTCTTCGGCACGCGGGCGAGGCCCATCTCATGCTGCGCGGCGGCGCTGAGGATCACGCGCTGGGTATCGGAAAGCTTCATCGTCGGGGTCTCCGGTTCGGCACCCGACCAGCCGGGTGCTACCACCCCGAGCCCCGCAGGCCTTGCCTGTCGGGGCGGTGGCGGCGCCGCGTCGCGGCGGGCGCTGCGCGCTACTCGGCGAATTCGCCGCGCTTGAAGTAGCAGTCCGTCACGCTCGCCAGCCGGCTGTTCCAGTGTTCCAGCGTCGCGGCCTTGCCCCAGAGGACGTCCTCGGGATCCGCCCCGAAGTGATCTGCGCTCATTTGCTGCAGTTCGGCGACCATCGCGTCGAAGCGGGCCTTCTGCTGCAGGAAGGCTTCGAGGCTCTTCTGCTGATTGCGCACGGCGCGGGCTTCGCGGTCGGTCATGGTCGTCTCCGTCGTGGTGCAGGGCATCCCCTGCGCGTGACGGACCATTCGCGCTGCGGTGGAGCCGAGCCAAGCATCTACCGCGCTGCAATCATTGCTTTCTTTCGGCGGTCCGGATCACATCTGCCACCAGCAGGCCGATGCCGTTCTTGCCAAATTTTGCCAAGTCCGCCATGCTCCGGCCATGGGCACGATGAACGTCTCCCTCCCCGACGCGCTGAAGGCCTTCGTCGACCAGCAGGTCGAGAGCGGTGGCTACAGCACGAGCAGCGAATACGTCCGCGAGCTGATCCGAAAGGACCAGGAGCGCCAGCGGCTGCGTGGCCTGCTCCTGGCCGGCGCGGCCTCCCGTCCCGGCAGCGTCGCTGACGACGCCTACTTCGACGGGCTGCGCCGACGGCTGCGCGGCGCCGATCGGGCGTGACCGCGCGGCCGGTCGTCCCGCGGGAGCTCGCTCAGCAGGACATCGACGAGGCGATCGCCCATTACCTGGCCGAGGGCGGTGAGCCCCTCGCCCTGCGGTTCATCGACGCGCTGCAGCAGGCGTTCCGCCGCCTGGGTGCGCATCCCGGCGTCGGCTCGCTCCGCTACGCCTACGAGCTGAGCCTCGAAGGCCTGCGCGCCTGGCCGCTGCGGCGCTTTCCGTTAGTCGTCTTCTACCGCGAGCAGCCCGACCACATCGATGTCTGGCGCGTGCTGCACGCGCAGCGAGACATCCCGGCCTGGATGCAGGAGCCGGAGACGCCCCCGGACACGCCGTGATCACCCGGATTGCCGGCCGCGTGCCGCGGCGACGTCAGCAAAGGTGCGGTCCTCGCCCTGCAGCACTGCGGCTCCGCCGGTCGCATCCTGCCAGCGTCGGACGATGACGTCGGCATAAGCCGGATCGAGCTCCAGCAGCACGGCGTGCCGCCCGGTCCGCTCCGCCGCGATCATCGTCGTGCCGGAGCCGCCGAAAGGATCGAGCACGGTGTCGCGCTGCTTGCTGCTGTTGCGGATCGCACGCTCGACCAGCGCGACGGGCTTCATCGTCGGGTGAAGGTCGTTCCTGGCCGGCTTGTCGAAGTGCCAGACGTTCCCCTGGTCGCGCGCCCCGCACCAGTAGTGCTGCGCGCCGGCCTTCCAGCCGTAGAGCATGGCCTCGAACTGCTGGTGGTAGTCGGCGCGGCCGAGGGCGAAGGTGTTCTTCGCCCAGATGATCGTGCTTGACCACTTCCCGCCCGCCTCCTGCCAGGCGCGGTGCAGCGTCGGCCATTCGGACGAGGACATGCAGACGTAGCAGGCGCCCTTCGTCACCAAGAGCAGGTTCGCCAGCGCCGGTCGAAGGAAGTCGAGGAAGCCCTGGCCCAGCGCGTCGTTGGCGATTGTCATCTTCGCCGCCGTGCCGCCCTGGTAGGCGACGTTGTAGGGCGGGTCCGTGAAGGCCATGTCGGCGAGGCAATCGGCGCCGAGGGCGCGCTGCACGTCGTCGAGCTTCGTGGCGTCGCCGCAGAGCACGCGGTGGTCGCCGCAGCGCCAAAGGTCGCCGGCGCGGGTGACCGGCACCGCTGGCGGCTCGGGCGCATCGTCGGCGTCGTCCTCAAGGCCCGCATCCGCCGCGGCCAGCAGCCGGTCGAGCTCCATGCCCGAGAAGCCGAGGACCTCGAGGTCCACCACTGCCTCGTCGCGAATGCGTGCGATCTCGGCCGCGAGCAGCGCTTCGTCCCAGCCGGAGTTCAGCGCGATCTGGTTGTCCGCCAGACGCAGCGCCCGGGCCTGCGCCTCCGTCAGGTGCGCAAGGCGGATCGCCGGCACCGCCGCCATGCCGAGGCGCTTCGCCGCCATGACACGGCCGTGGCCAGCGACGAGCACGCCGGCAGTGTCCACCAGCACCGGGTTAACGAAACCGAACTCGGCGATGGAGGCAGCGATCTGCGCCACCTGGTCGTCGGAGTGGGTCCGCGCGTTCTCGGCGTAGGGAAGCAGCGCGGCGACCGGGACCGTGGTGACCTGGAGGTCAGGCTGCATCGGGCAGCACCTCCGCGCGGCCGGCGGCCACGGCGTCATAGTCCCGGTCATCGTCGGCCAGCGTCACCGGCAGGTCGGGGTGCAGCATCCGCCAGCGGGCGATCGCCAGGTCGACATAGGCCGGCGCAAGCTCGATGGCGCGGACGCGCCGCCCCGTGCGTTGACCCGCCAGGACCGTGGTGCCGCTGCCCGAGAAGGGCTCGAACACGACCTCGCCCTCGTCCGTGTAGGCGCGCATCAGGAACTCGGGCAGCGCGACGGGGAACACGGCCGGGTGCTCGGTCTCGATGCCGCGGCCCTTGTGCCGGGTGATGCGCAGCACGCTGTCCGGGATGCGCATGTCCTGCACCGGAAGGCCGATGTGGGTGTACGCCTTCACCTCGCCGTCGGCAGCGCGCAGGCCGCTGCCCTTGTTCGGCGTGCCGGCCCATTTGCAGGGAACGATCTTGTTCGCCTGCCTCGCCTCCCGGTTGAAGTGGAACAGAAGCTCGAAGGCCGGCGCGAGGCGCCCGTTCCAGTCGCCGGGTAGGCCGGGCCCCTGGTCCCAGGCGTAGAGGCCGAAGCGGCGCCAGCCCTGCGCGCGCATCCATTCGAGCCAGCCGGACCAGTAGGGCTGCCACTCGCTGTCGCGGTGGATCAACCCAAGGTTGACGAGCAGCTGCGCATTCGCGCGCACGGCCCGGTCGAGATGCTGGAACACGCCCTGCATCAACGCGTCCCAATCCGAGACGCCGCCGGTGGTGTAGTTGCGCTGGTTTCCGTAAGGCGGGCTGGTGAACAGCAGCGCGGCCCGGTCCGCGCCCATGACGCGGGCGACCGACGCGGCGTCGGTGCCGTCGCCGCAGAGCAGGCGGTGCTCGCCGAGCAGCCAGAGGTCGCCCGGCCTGGTGACGGCCTGGCGCGGCGGATCCGGCTCGGCGTCGGCGGGGTCATCCTCCGCCGCAGCCTCTGTCTCCGCCGCGCCATCCCCGCCCCCCTGGACCGCGGGTGCCGACAGGGCCTCGGGCGCGTCGCCGTCGGACACGGCATCTCCAGCCGCCGCGAGGATGTCGTCGAGCTCCGCGGCCGAGAAGCCAAGCGCCGCAAGGTCGAGGTCGGGCGCGGCCTGCGCCGCGGCGAGCGCATCGCGCAGGAGCGCCCCATCCCAGGTCGCGTTCTCCGCGATGCGGTTGTCGGCGAGCCGGAGCGCCTCCTTCTGCGCGGCGGAGAGATGCCGCAGCACGATGGTCGGCACCTTCTCGATGGCGAGCGCCACCGCGGCCTCGAGACGGCCGTGTCCGGCGATCAGCACGCCGGCCTCGTCCACCAGCAGTGGCACCGTGAAGCCGAAGGCCAGCATGCTGGCCTTGATCTGCTCGATCTGCGCGGCGCCGTGCACGCGGGCGTTGCCGGGATGCGCGCGCAGCTCCGCCACTGGGCGCAGCACGATCTTCGCTGCCATCCAGGGGAGCGTCATGGAGCCATCCAGGATCAGAGGGGGTGCGAACGGTGCGAACCGCGGCTGCGAACCGACGCGGCGGTGGTTCGCAGCTAAGCGATTGAGATCAGAGGCGAAGGGTGCGAACTGCGAACCACTTTTCGGGCCAGACGCTAGCGATGTCGCGCGCTTCCGCCCCCCGCATACGCCAGGCCCAGGAAGGAACCATCGGCTCGCGAGCCACTGTCTCGACAGAGCGACGCTGTGGCTGGTGAGCCGCGGCGCGGTCGCGCCTTTTCGAGGTGTCCTGATGATACGCCGTGTGGATTTCGCTGCGCAACGCGACAGTCTTTCGCTGCGCCACGCTTGTCTTCGCTCGCGCGATTTTTTTTTCGTGAGATCGCACGTCGTCACGCCGCCCTCGTCCGCGGCACGAGCCCGAAGTGCCCAGCCAGAACGCTGAGTGTCGCAACCAGCATCCCCTGCGCCTGCGGAGGTGCGACGGGACGTCCTCCCCATCCCTGCCGCATCGCCCACTCGCGCACGGACATCTCGAGGCCAACGACGTACCAGGCGCAGGAGCCCGCCGCGCTGTCGTGTCCACCCAGCGCGTCCAGCGCTTCGGCGACCTTGCGGCGCGCGTCGATGTTCCGCTCGGACAGGGCGTCGGCGGTCTTCCCAGGCAGCCGGACCAGTGGCGAGCGCGCCATGCCGTCCAGTGCAGCGCGACGGAACAGCGCGCGGAAGTAGCCACCAGCGTCGTGCATCTCCTGCGTGATGGTGCCGTTGGCCAGCATCATCCCGAGCGTGTCCACCGCACGCCGATGCTGCACCGGACTGCCTGTCTCGGGATCTGCCTCGCGGATCGGCTCCGAGAAGCCGCCGTGCTGCAGCCGCCACTTCGACGGGCCGAGCGCCTCGTCCCGCTTCGGGGTCTTCGCCTTCCGCTTACCGGCCATGGGTGGTCTCCTGCTGCCGCGGGCCCCAGCGCCGCACGGCTTCGTTCTGGATCGCCTGGCGCAGCCAGGGGTCGGTGATGTCCTCAAGGCGCAGCGAGACGACGCCCTGCTGCTGCCAGACACGGCGGCGCAGCGCTTCCATCTCGGGCTTGGTGGTCGCGCTGCGCGTGCCGCGATTGAGGCTGGACCTCGGCGGCAGCGGACCGCCCGGCAGCCGCTGCGGGCCCTGCGAGGACGGGAGGTCGTGCTTCGCGCGCGCGCGCACGTGCGAAGGGGGGTCTATTGGGAGATTCATCAATATATCAATTCGTCAAAGGGTCTCTCTCTCTCTCTCCGCCCGCGCGCGACCCACAGGTACCTGTGTGCGCCCGCGTGACGGATTGACGTATTGACGTATGCGCGTGGAAGCGGCCTCCAGCCTGGGTTTCGAGGCGGTCGCCGAGCTTGATCGATCGAATGCGTCAACAGGAAGCCTCCTTGCCGGCCGTCGCCTCGGGCGCGCCGCGCGCGATGAACAGCATCGTCGGCTTGGTGCCGGTTGGCTTCACGCTGCGCGTGACCAGCTCGCCCTCGACCAGCGCGTCGAAGATCTCCTCGCGCTCGCGCTTCGACAGGAACTGCGTCTTCCGGACCAGCGCATTCCTGGTGATCTCGCCGGCGCTGCGGATGATCTCCAGGACGCGCTTGTGCTTCGCCTCCGTGTCGTTGTCCGCGACGCGGCGGTCGGCCTCGCGCAGCAGCGTGCCGATGCAGTGCTCGACCAGGGCCGATGCCCAGGCGACGTCCTCCGCCTGAGTGACGGGCCGGGCCGGGTCGCGGCTGACCGCGGCAATCATCGCCAGCTTGGCGGTGTTCTCCGCGTAGCGGCCGAACAGCGCGGTGGCGTAGGTGCCGCGGTGCGAGCGCAGCAGGTCGGTGGCCTCGCGGCGCACGCGCGCTATCGTGGCCTCGGCGCCAGGGCTGAGCGGCACCGTGTAGGCGTGGATCGGCGCCGAGGACTCCATGGCGTCGGCGATGTTCCCGCCATGGCTGTGGCCCGGCACGCCGCGTGCGATCGCCTGCAGCGCCGACACCAGCGCCGGCGGTGGGTCCATCGGCGCCGGGGCCTCGTTGCGCTCGGGGTAGTCGTCGTCGGTCAGGAAGACCAGGAAGCGCGCGATGGAGCCGTCCGCCAGCGCGCCACCTTCCAGCGCCGTCCACAGCGGGCCCGGGACGGTGACGCCCCAGATGCAGGCGCAGGGCTGCTCGATGGTGACCCGCGGCCGCGCCTTCTGGTCGGCGTACTCGGCGCCGATGTAGGGCTCGGCCGCCGAGGTGTAGAGCTTCGTCAGCTCGGACCAGATGGCCGCCTTGTGGGCAGGCGCGCGCTGGCTCAGCACCAGCTTCAGGAACTGACCGAACTCGTCGACCTGGAACAGGCGCGCAGGATGGCGCTGCAGGGAGGTCAGCAGCCCGGCCGACGACGCCAGATCTTCGCCGCCGAGATAGCGGTCGAGACCGGCCGCATAGATCGCGCGCTTCACGCAGCGTCGGGCATGGTCCTTCCCGCCGCCGCTGTCGGCGATCCCGATGGCGTAGACGTTGCTGCGGAGGTCGGTCGGCGTGCGATAGCGGCGCCCCGCGATGGTGCCCACGAGGCAAATGGCCGCGCCGAGCGAGAGGAACGGCTGCGGGCTGACGGCGCTGGCGGTGGCGTAGTCCAGGAACAGCTTCAGCGCGCCATCCACCTGCAGCAGATCGGGCGGGACGCGGTAGGGCTTCGGCGGCGGCGCGGGGGGGAGTGGCACAGCGGCGACCTTCGCCAGCAGGGCCGCGGCCGGGTGGGGCTGCGCGGCCTGCTCCGCCACCGTGCCGTTCAGGGTCAGGGCGGGATCCGGTACCCAGCCGCGCTGCTCGGCGAGCCAGTAGATCGTCCCGGCGCCGACGCTATGCGGCCGCAGCGAGGCCCAGCGCCGCTCGGGCGTGTCGGACCGCCCGGACTGGCCAGACTTTCGGGACTGCCGCGACCAATCGAGCCAGAGGTCGCGCCCCTCCTCGCCAAGGGCGGCTTTGATCGCAGCGCCGACGGTGATCCACTCATTGCCCGGCAGGTCGTCGTTCGGCAGCCAGGCCAGGGCCGCCGCGATGGCGTCCCGCGTGCCCTTCGGGTCACTCGGGCCGCGCCAGGTGCTGGTCGGTGCGTCCGCGAGGATCGAGTTGACCCGGACCTCGTCGGGCACGAGCCGCCAAGCGGCGTCGAGGAAGGCGGCACATCCCGCTTCGTCCACCACAGGGAGGCGCGAGAGCGGCAGCTCCACCAGGCTGTCCTCCGGCCAGTCATAGGGGCGGCCGGTGTCGGGGTGCACCGCATAGGCGACGAATTGCTGGCCGCGCGCCAGCAGCTCGAGGGGATGGCGCTTGCGGCCGGCGAAAGGCGTGGCCGCGCGATAGACCAGCAGCCGCTTCGGGGCGCGGCCGATGCGCAGGCAGGGCGTGTCGCCCAGCATGGAGACCGCGAGGTCGGCGAGCTGGATGGCGAGCGCGCCGTCCAGGATATCGATGTCGATGCCCACCACGGCGCCGGTGGCGATCCCGACGCCGCAGCCGGGCCAGCGCCGCCAGATGTCCACCTCGAAGGACTTCGTCGGCCGGTCGCAATGCCGCGTCCAGTCGGGATAGGGCGACCACTCGCCCCCACGGAACTGCCCCGGCACCTTGCTGCCCGGCATGATCGGGATGACGGAGTAGCCGTTGTCGACCAGGCGCTCGCCGTAGTCGGCCATGAAGGAGGGCTGCGTCACGACCGCCCTCCCACCGCGAGCGGCGGCGCCGGATGCCGTCCCTGATCCAGCCGGCGCGCGAGCTCGTCCTGGTAGGCGGTGATGATCACCTCGAGCAGCGTCAGCCACTCGGCTTCGGTCAGCACTGCGAGGTCGGTCTTCCCGATGCTGTCCAGGTACTCCCCGGCCATGGGGCTGGCAGCCGCGATGGCGGCGATCTCGTGCTCGTCAGGATCAACCACGCCCCACCTCCGGCAGAGCGCGCTCATGCAGCGCATGGAACAGGCCGGGAGCGGCTCGGAGGTCCGAATGCGCGGATCGAACCAACCGAAGCCGCGGGCGGCGCGAAGGCGACAGGCGGCACATCTCACACGAACCTCGCGGCGGCGATCTCGGTGTATTGGCCCGCGGGCCGGACCTGGATCGCGATCGGACGACGGAGCTGGTCCACCTGCTGCAGGGCCTCGTCGACCGTCGCCGGTGGCGGCAGATTGCCGGCGCGGCGCCGCCACCAGCCCACCGCCTTGTCGCGCGGGAACCCGGTGTGCTCGAAGCAGACCCACTCGCTGTGCCGCGCCAGGCCGCACTCATAGGTGACGCGCAGCGACGCCGGCTTGCCGGGCTTCTCGTGGCGCGCGTAGCTGATCCCTGTGACGTCGGACCAGGTCGCCTGGACCTGGGTCGAGAGCAGCGCGTTCGACGCCGCCTGCGGCGCCACCTTCACCACCGGCGGCGGGAACTCGTGGTCGCACTCGATGCAGCGCCGCACGCTGGCGTGGTTGATGGTCTGGCATTCCGGGCAGACCTTGATCGGCGCCTCGCCCGGCTCTTCCGACTTCTCTTTCTTCCGGCCGTCGACCGTGTCGATCGGGCCGTGCCGCGCCGTGTTGCCGGCGAAGTCGAGCACCAGGCAGTCGTCCTTGCCTTCGGCGAGGCGCGTGCCGCGGCCCACCATCTGGACGTAGAGGCCGACGCTCTTCGTCGGGCGCAGCAACGCGATCAGGTCCACCCCCGGAGCGTCAAAGCCGGTGGTGAGCACGTTCGCGTTGGTGACGCAGCGCAGCCGCCCCGCCTTGAAGGCCGCCAGGATGGCATCGCGCTCGGGGCCGGGCGTGTCGCCGGTGACGGTCTCGCAGCTGACGCCATGCTCGCGGATGGCGTCGCGGACGTGGCGGGCATGGGCGACGCCGGAGCAGAAAACCAGCCAGGAGCCGCGTCCCTCGCCGTGCTGGACGATCTCGGCCACCGCGGCACGCGTGACCTCGTCGCGGTCCACCGCCGCCTCGAGGTCCTTGGCGATGAATTCCCCGCCGCGGGTGCCGACGCCGCCCACGTCGAGTTGCGTCGTGGTATGCTTCGGAACCACAGGGCAGAGATAGCCCTGCTGGATCATGTCCAGCACCGGCACCTGGAATGCGATGTCCGTGAAGAGACGATCCTTGCCCTCATGCAGCATGCCGCTGTCCAGGCGATACGGCGTCGCCGTGAAGCCGACGACCTTCAGCAGGCCTGCGTTGATCTCGTTCAGCTGCGCCAGGAAGGAGCGGTACATGCCGCTGTCGCCGCGGCCGAGCAGATGCGCTTCGTCGATCAGCACGAGGTCGCAGCGCTGCACCTGCCGCGAGTGGCGGTAGATCGACTGGATGCCGGCGAACAGGATCTGCGCGTGAATGTCGCGACGGGACAGGCCGGCCGAGTAGATGCCGGCCGGCGCCTCGGGCCAGGCGCGGAGCAGCGCCATGAAGTTCTGCTGGATGAGTTCCTTCACGTGGGTGAGGACCAGCACGCGGGTGTCGCCATAGGCGGCGATGGCCTCGCGCGTGAAGCCGGCGATGACGACGGACTTCCCGGTGCCGGTCGGCATCACGATCAGCGGGTTGCCCACGCTGGCCGCGAAGTAGTCGTAGAGCGCCTCGATCGCGGTGCGCTGATAAGGGCGGAGGGAGAGGGTCATCGATCCTCTCCCGTCGCGGCATCCTCCAGGAGGGGCGCGCAACGCTGGCGAAGTTGGTGCCGCGGTGCGGCCAGCCGGCGCTGGGCGAGCTGCACGGTCTGGCGCACGCGCTCCTTGCTGACGTCAAAGGATCGCCCGATCTCCTCCAGGGTGAGGGGCGCCTCGCCATCCAGGCCGAAATACATCCGCAGCATGCGCGCCTCACGCGGCCGCAGGCCGGCGAGCGCGGCGTCCAGGGCGTCGAGCGCGGCATCGACGGCGACGCTCCGCTCGGGGTCGTAGGCGATGGAGGAGGACACGCCGCCCATGAGCGCCGGCAGCTCATCGGCGCTGACCTCGCGTGTGACCTTGTTCGTCGCCAGCGCGCGGCGCAGGAACGCCGCGGGAAAGAGATCCTCGGGCAGCGTGCGCAGCGCCTTCGAGATGGCGAGGATGCAGGCGCGCCATTCCCCGTTCTCGCGGAGCGGTGCGATGCGCAGGTTCAGGTAGTCGTAGATGCGGTGGGCAGACACGCCGCCGGCGCGCGACAGCGCCGCCGCGCTCTCGTATCCGGCTTCACGCATGGCGGTCAGCAGCGCGTTGTTCTTGACCGAGACGATGACGAGCAGGTCCTGGCTCACGGCGCGGCTCCCGCGCTGGAGGAGGCGGCGCTGTCGCACCAGACGGTGTTGTCGGGCAGCCGGTAGCTCACCCAATCCTCGCCGGCGTCGAGCTGCTCGGCGGCGACGAAGTCGGGCAGATAGAGGTGTGCAGCGCAGCCCGCCTCCTGGTCCCGCCGGTCCAGCGGGGCGTTATGCCGGGCGCAATGCCAATCACCGCCCTTGACCGGCGAGGCGTGCAGGCAGGAGCGGCAGTGCCGCTCCGGCGCGGCGCCGCTATGGCAGACGGCGTGGTGGTCGCAGACCCGGCACTGCCACCACGCCGGATCCTGGCTGATGCGGGCCGGCGGCCGGGCTGCGCCGATGATGCGCGCGGCCTTCGCCAGGATGCGCAGCCCGGCCTCTGCGTCGTGCCGGATGCGCTCCTGGTAGAGCTCGTCCGTGTCCTTGCAGACCGCCAGGTAGAAGGCGCGATCGAGGCCGGCGAGCTGCATGTAGGCCTGCATCTGCGACCAATGCAGCGGCTTGGAGGCGGCGACGCCCTCGGCCTTCAGCTTGGCGAAGGACTTGGCGCTGTGGGTCTTAAACTCGCAGACGTGCCATGTCGCCGGCGCCTCGGGAAAGCCCTTGGCGACCGCGTCCATGCTGCCGCCGAAGTGGCCGCCGGCGTCGCGGAGGTTCCACTGACGACCGGTCGCCGGATCCACGTCCAGCACGGTGACGCCGATGCGCCGCAGATCGGCGACGAACCGCGCCTCGGCCAGGTGGCCCGTCTCGAAAAGCCGGAGGAGCCGGCCCGTGTGCCGGGCGCGCGTGGCCCAGCGGAAGGTGTACCAGATCGCCCGCTCGCACTCGGCGCCGATCAGCGAGGCGCCGAGATGTGCGCGATAGCCGGCATCCGCGGCCGCCTCGTAGGCGGCATAGATGGCGGTGACGGTGGGGCTCGACGGCGGTGGAAGGACGGCCATGGCGGGTCCGGCAGGGAGGAAGGAGGGCCGGCGGGTGAGTCCGCCGGCGGTGTCGTCAGCCGTTGCGGCGCCAGGGCGGCGTGGCAGCGGCACCGGGGCGGGTGCCCGCCGGGGGCGCCGCCGGGGTCGCGCGGGGCACCGCAGCGGCCGGGCGTGGCGCGACCCCGCTGGAGGCGCCCGCGGACGCCGCGGAGTAGCCGGCCACCTCGTTCCGCGCCTCGCGGTAGATGCCGGACTTGTCGTTGCCGGCCGGCTTGACCTTCAGGGTCACGACCAGCGGCTTGAAGTGCAGCTGCTCGCTGTCGCTGACGTGGACCTGGCCGACCGCATGGCAGATCGCGGAGAGGTGCCTCTGCGCGATCTCGACCGTCTGCTCGTTGCGGTTCACCAGGTTCAGCTGGTCGAAGATCTTCCGGCGGGCAGCGGGGCCTTCCAGGATCTCGAACACCAGCTTCAGGTACTGCCCGTCGCCGGCCTTGGTCGGCAGCATCTCGCTCTCGATCAGATGCGCGAGGTACTTGCCGGGCGGCAGCACCTCGAGCGGGACGGCGGGGGCGACCTCGGTCGCATCGAAGGTTCCGTTCAGGGAGGCCATGGGTCAGCTCCGGGCTGGGGTGGTGGAGGCGGGAACGGCGCCGGGCGGCGTCGCGTAGAAGGGGATGCCGGCGGCAAGCTCGGGCCAGGACAGCGGCAGCGTCTCCGGCAGCCCGAAGCGGTTCTTCGCGAGGAAGGCCGGGCGCTCGGCGGTGTGCAGCAGCCGGTCGCCGCCGCTCACGCCGCGGACCACCTTCTTGTTGAACCCGACATCCGACTTCAGCGTGCTGACCCGGTAGTTCGCGAAGAGCACGGCATCGACATGCTCCTGCACCAGCGCGGAGGCGCCGCGGTGCAGCTTCGGCTGGTAGCGGTCGTAGGGCTCGGTCTCGGGGCTGTCGAAGCGCCGGATCTCGGCATGCGCGATCAGGATCACGCCCATGCCGCGCTCGTCGCGCAGCGCGTTCACGCCGTCGAGGAAGCTGCGCCAGGTATCCAGCGCAGCGAGGTAGCCCTTGCCGTAGCCGAAGGACTCGATGTCCGGCTGGTTGTGCGCCTGCGCCGTGTGCTGCCAGACGAGGGGCTCCAGCCAGTCAAGGCTGTCGAGGACCACGGTCTGGTGGTCGTGCTCCTCGGTGTAGAGGCTGCCGAGCGCCTCCATCACCGCGTCGAAGCTGCGCAGCAGCCCGAAGGTCGCGGCGTCGATGCGGCCGAGCCCGTCCTCGGTCTGCAGGAACACCGGGTTCGGCGCATCGGCGGCGAGCTGGGTCTTGCCGACGCCGGCCACGCCGTAGACGAGGATCCGCGGCGGGCGCGTCTCGCCGCCCCGCCGGAGCGATGCAAGGGAGATCGCCATCAGTGCGGCTCCTTCGGCGTGCGCGGCTTCGCCTTGATGACGTCGACCTTGATGTCGCCGCCGGCGCGCGCCACCGCCTCGGCAAAGGCGTCGAGGGTCGGCTCGAAGGCGGCCACGTCCTTCGCGCGGGAGATCGCGTCGCCTTCGAGGGGGATCGCGACCTGGATGCGGAGTTCATGCGCCATCAGGCGACGTCCTTCGGTTCGAGGGTGTAGGAGGGACGGCCGGTGGCGACGGTGCGCGCCGGCTCGAACACCGCGCGGATGCGCGGCGGCCACGCCGTGAAGCGGCTCTCTGGCACGCGGATCTCGGTGGTGACGTAGTCGGCGGGGTCCTCGCCCCAGCCGCGGATCGTGGCCACCGCCTCAGCCAACCTCGGCTGATCCCAGGCCGGCTTCTTCGGCAGGTCGGCGATGACCGCGAAGCCTTCGTCGGCGATGCGGACGCGGCCGGTGTCCTTGCCCTCGACGCGGCGGGCCGCGGCGGCCGCCTTGCCGTAGCGGGCGTGCAGGGCGTCGTGCAGCAGGTCGGCGAGGCGCTTGGCGTCGGCCTTCAGCGCCCCGACCTCTTCCAGCAGCAGCGCCAGATGATCGACGGGCAGGCGGGCGGCCTGCGCGACGTCCATCTCGCGCAGCTGCGCCAGAGTGGTTCGGTTGGTCATGCTGGTCCTGTCGGTGGTGATGGCGCCCGGCTGGGTGGGCGACGCCGGCGGCCGGGCAGGCGCGGGCATCGGCATGGGCGGGGCGCTCATCGGAAGGTCACCAGCTCGGCGACCCAGCAGAGCGCGATGAACCCGCCGGCCAACAGCAGGCCGCCGGCCAGGGTCCGCAGGGCGTCGCCGATTGCGCGCAGCCGCTGGGCGGTGCGCGGGGTCACGGCGTCACCTCAGCGATGGCGTCGGGCGGCGGGAGCGGGCCCTCCTCGGCCTGGCGCGCACGGCGGGCGCGCTCGCGATCGGCGTCGGGCTCTGCGCAGCGCACGCTGCGCCGCGCGATCTCGATCCAGACATGCAGCGGCAGCACCACCATCGGCGTCGCGCGGTCGCGCCAGAGGAACAGCGCGTCGTTGCCGCCGAGCCAGCGCTCCAGCGTCTTGAAGCCGTCGCCCTCGCCGCGCGCCTTGACCTCCGCCTTCAGCGGCTCGGCGCCGCGGACGTAGAGGTCGACGTCGGCACCGTTGCCGCGGTACCGGACGGCGCCGGACAGCGGCACGCGCTCCGCGCGGAGCCCGCACTTCATGTGGATGTCGACGATGGCGCGCTCGCGGCGCAGGCCCTTGTCGCGGGAGGACTTGCCCATGGCCGACCTCACGCCGCCTTCCGGTGGGTCTGCATGATCCGGCTCAGCCGGCGCAGCAGGCCGCCGCGGCGGATGCAGTCGCCGCCATGGTCGATGAGGTACTTCCCCGCCTCGTCGATCTCCTGCGGCTGCAGGTGGCTCGGCAGCAGCGGCACGAAGGCATTGCGGCTCGGCACGAACACCTCGCCGCGCCCGATCTGCTCCACCGTCGCGCGCGCATCCGGCGGGAACATCTCCATCTGCTCAGCCCGCAGGCCCTCGGCATGATCGGCGCTCTCGGCGTTGCGCTTGAGCTCGTCACGGATCAGCTTGTTCAGCGCCGTGGCGAGGATCACGCCGAAGAGCTGGTCGTCCTTGCGGATCTCCTCCGCGGCATTGCGCACGACCTCTCCGACGATCGCCGGCACGCTGCCGCGGTGGCGGACGCTGAGGCGAGCTTCCCGGATCAGGGTCCGCATGCGGTCACGCGGCGTCGTCATGTTCGTTCTCCAATGCGTTGATCCAGAGCGGCAGCCGCCGCAGCGCCTCGCGAGCCTCGCCGCGCAGGTCGTCGAGCAGGGCGCGCGGGGCCCGGCCCGCCAGCGAGGCGAAGTCGACGGGCAGGGTTGCGACGGTGAGGACGGCGGCGGTGAAATCGGCCCAGTCGGCGCCGATGGGCGTGACCTTCGGCGGTTCGGGCGTGGGGGACGGGCGCTTGGTGCGGGTCGGCGGCGTGCCGATGGTGGCCTGAACGGCGTCGCGCACGGCGCCGCGCAGCCCCGCCATGGTCGGCGGTGCACCATCGGCACGGGACTGCGCGAAGTAGGCCTCTATCGCGGCGCGACCCGCGGCCTGAGCCTGCTCCTCGCGCCCACCAGCGAGCTCCTCGTAGCGATGGGCCGTGCTGGTCGAGATGCCGGCGTCGGCCAGTGCCTGGGCCTTCGAAATTCCCACCGCTGGGAACTTCGAGCCGCCGCCCGCGCCACCCGGTTCAGCGCGTTCCAGCTCGCGGCTCAGTTCGCCGATGCGGACGCAGGCGCGCAGGTGGATCTCGCGCACCCAGACCTCGAGGTCGCGGTCGTCGCGCTGGCGGGCATAGGCGGCAAGCGCCGCGGCCTTGTCGCGGATCTCGGAGGCCTCATCGATCCGGGCGCATTCCGCCAGCGCCGTGCGGGCCTGCTCGTAGCGGACCAGCGCGGCCATCACGCGGTCGCCCTGGCCGACGCGGCCGGATCCCGTGCCTGCGCCGCCTCGAAGGCCTCGACGTCCTCAAGGCGATAGAGGATGCGGCCGCCCAGTTTCAGGAAGGCGGGCCCCTGATTCAGGTAGCGCCAGCGCTCAAGGGTCCGGATCGACAGGCCCCAGCGATTCGCGAGGGCGTGCTGGTCCAGGTGGCGAACCAGCCCACCGCTCCGCTGCGCTCCAATGTCATGCTGCCTGCTCATGCCGGGCACCTACCGGCGCGCGTCGAAATCTGTCGGGGTTCGGCCAGGTAGATCCGGAGGCCGGACTCCTCGGCGCGCTTCCGGAGACGGCGCGCGCTCTCATAGAGGGACGAGCGATGGGTCCCCGCCCGCGCCGCAGCCGAGCGGATGTTCGGCTCCGCCAGGATCGCGCAGCACCGCTGCAGGGCGGGCGACAGGCTCTCGGTGAATCGGCGGAGGTCGAGGGAGAGGCCGTGATCCTCCTCCCCCGGTGCGCGCGGATCCGGAAGGATGTCGGCCCAGGTGCAGCCATCCGCGGCCTCGACCGGATCGTCGATCCGGATCTGCCGCCGCTCCATCTGCGTCCGCTGCGTCTGGGCGGTCAGGCTGGCTGCGCGGTGCGCGATGATCCGGTCGGCGAAGGTCGGGAAGCTCGCCCGGCTCGGGTCGAAGGCCGGGCACCGACGCCAGAGATCGAGGAAGAGGTCCTGCGCGATGTCCTCGGCATCCATCCCGCGGATCCGGCCGCTGCGGGCCAGGCGCTTCGCCGTGCTGTGGATGTGCTTGAGGGTGCGGGGGGCCAGCACCGCGTCTCGGGTGGTCTGCTCCATGGGTGGTCGCCGTCGATCGAGGACGGGCTCGCGGCCCGATCGATGGCGACCGGCGAAAATTCACCAGGGAGGCTGTGGAAGCGCGGGCAGGCATGGGGCTTCTGCGGAGAAGCCCAGGGGATTCATGGCGCCTTTAGCGGAGAAAAAAGTGGAGATGGCGGGAGAGCGGCCGGTGAAAATTCACCGGCGGCCGGCAGCCATCCTGACGGTCTTCGGTCGCTCGTCGCGAAGCACGAAGGAGGTCTGGTAGGCTCTGTCCCGCTTGCTCCAGCGGATCGGATCGCCGCTGATGCCGAAGGCGCGGACGAGCTGCCTGCTCAATGCCTGCTTCTTCTTTTTCTGTTCCTCGACGACATCGCGGCCGAGCGGCCCCAGTACGCCGCCAGCCCGAGCGAGGACCTGGAGGAAGGCCCAGGCTTCGGTGGGTTTCCCGGTCCGCCCGTCTTTCATGCCGACCCGGTCAGGTTCGAGCCTCTGCGTATGGCCGCGGCAGGTGACGTTCAGAACCTCGTCGGAGACCAGGACGAACGTCAGCTCGCCCCATTGAGCTCCAGCCGGCAGGGAAACGCTGGGTCCAGCCTGTGCAGTGTCAATCCGCGCCTGGAGCGCCGCCCGAATCTCGTGCAGCAGCAGCTCGAGCGGCTGAACCGGCATGAGGTTCCCCTTGCCGTCGGCCTCCGTCACATCGCTCAGGCTCAGAACGATGTGCCCGAGCGATGCAAGGCGCGTCCGCGTCGACGATGGCAGCGACGCCGCGGTTGGCACCAGCAGGACCGCGCGCTCGCTACTCAGCCCGCCTTCGCGGAGTTCGTCGAACTGGATGGCATCCATGGGACCGGGCACGACGAGCATCACAGGGGCGGCGACACCGGCGGCGATTGCGTGTCCGCCCAGCAATGCGACGCGGTTGGAAGTCGGCGGTGCGGTCGCCGCCTGGACTTCGAACAGTGAGGCCAGCGCCTGCCGCAGGCGGAGGAAGTCCACCTGCAGGACATCGGTGTCCTCGGGCTGCAGGTCGAGCGGATCGCATCGCCCCGTCGCAGACCGGCACACGGCGCGTAGCGCGCCGGCTGGCACCCTGATCACCGCGCGCGGGCAGCCCTCACCGCCCGGGGAGGGACAGTCGATCGCCGTGACCCGGCGCCCCGTCGCGCGCAGGAACCTCTGCGCTACGGGGAACTCCGCACCGAGC